GATGTTAAGGATGGTGCTTTTATAATCGAAGCATTGAGGTCATATATGTGTAAATATTATGACATTCATCATCCTTTTCAGAAGATAGCTGAAAGCATCTTTGAGCCCAAAGAAGGAGACGAAGAGGGTGCTTTCAGAATAGTAGACGAAATAGCAATAGACTTAAGAGAAACTGAAACCGAATAGGTGATTTGTGATTATTGTTGACTTGAATCAGGTTATGTTATCCAATCTGCTTATGCAGTTGGGCAATCACACTAATGCGCAGCTAGAAGAAAATATGGTTCGCCATATGATTCTTAATTCTCTCCGTTCATATAAGGTCAAGTTCGGAGATGAGTATGGTGAGATGGTTATTGCTTGCGATAATACAAACTATTGGCGCAAGCAGGTGTTTCCTTATTATAAAGCAAACCGTAAAAAGAATATTGAAAACTCTGAACTCGATTGGAAAGCTCTGTTCGAATGTCTTAACAAGATTCGTGCGGAGTTAAAGGAGTATTTTCCTTATCGAGTTATTGATGTCGAGTCAGCTGAAGCTGATGACATTATTGCAACTCTAGTTACTAAATTCGGTTCTGAACTAAATACTGGTGAGAAGATATTGATTCTCTCAGGAGATAAAGATTTTATTCAGCTGCATGTTTATTCTAATGTTTCCCAATACGACCCTACTCGTAAGAAATGGATCAAGCATGATGATCCAGAGAGATACTTGCATGAGCACATTCTAAAGGGAGATGCCGGAGATGGTGTTCCTAACGTTCTTTCTCCTGACAATGTTTTTGTTGTGGGTGATAGACAAAGACCCCTGACAGCAAAGAAAATGGAAAAGATCATGGGCACTGATCTAGAGGAAATGGATACCTCTTTGGCCCGAAATTATTCTCGTAATGTTCAACTTATTGATCTAAGTTTTACTCCTGAAACTATTCGTGAAAAAGTTATGGAGCAATTCGAAGCTCAAAAGGATCGTGATCGTAGCAAACTACTAAATTATTTTATAGTTAACAAACTCAAAAATCTAACTGAACATTTGAGTGAATTTTAGGAGATCATAATGGTCATTGGTATGTCAGAATTTTTGCAAAAAGTTGCAAAGTTAAAGAAAACACAAGAGAAGATTGATGCTCTAAAGCACAATGATAGCATTCAACTTCGTATTATTCTACAGGGAGCGTTTGATCCTAGTGTAGTATGGTTACTTCCGCCAGGAGAACCGCCATATAAGCCAAACGAATTAGTAGATCAACAGCACGTTCTATTAAAAGAATGTGAGAAACTAAGATATTTCATTAAGGGTTTCCATGATAATCTCAATCAGACAAAAAGAGAAACCATGTTCGTAGAGTTACTCGAAAGAGTAGATCCTGAAGACGCTAAACTACTATGCGCTATTAAGGATAAGAAGATGCCATTTAATGGCATTACATTACAGCACGTCAAGGAAGGACTACCAGGGTTAATCGCAGAATGAGCAAGTCAGCACTAAAGAAGTTTAAGAAGAATGATTATTCAGATCACGAAGAGTATCGTGATGATCCTCGCGAGAGGGAAAACAAGCGTAAGGCAAAGCGTGTTGAACGTGCTTTGAGAACTAAAGATATCTCAGCATTAATCGAAGATGAAGATCAGGACTTTATTGACGATGTATCAGAAGATACTTGGAGGTAATATGGACCCTTTACAGTTTTGTTATTGGTTACAGGGATTTTCTGAAATAAATGGTGGAGTAGCGCCAACACAAGAACAATGGAATATAATTCAAGATCATTTAAATCTTGTTTTCATGAAAGTTACTCCAGATCGCTCAACAACTCAGAATAATGAAGCAAATACTTGTTATACAAATCCAGAACCAGTAAAGAAAACACGTCCTACAGAAGATACAATCTGGGAGGAACCCGTGGAAGACATCTGGAAAAAACCGGAGAAACCACCTTCAAGGAGATGTATACCTATATACGATGATAAGATATATAAGATGTTTAAGGATTCTTAATATGTGCCCAACTTATTTATTTCGAAATAATGAAACTGGCGAAGAGTATGAAAACTTTATGTCAATATCTGAACTTGATGCATATCTACAAGAAAACCCACACATAACTCAACTCGTAAATGGTGCGCCAATGATCCATTCTGGCAGAGGCATGGGTAAACCTGATCAGGGTTTCCGTGATCTGCTTAAACATATGAAGAAGGGCAATCAAAAAGGCATATCAAGGAGCACCATCAACACATTTTAGAGGTAAAATGGAAGAAGAAACAGTAAAAAGACTAACACGTAGAGAAAAAAGACTTCTTCGCCAACAGGGAAAACAATCAGAAAATTATCAAGAGAAACTGAATTTTAATTTAAAACATTTTGATCCGTTAACTCAAAATCAAAGACATACTTTTAATGCATTTGATAATGATAAGAATTTGATGTTACATGGCATCGCCGGAACAGGTAAATCCTTTATGGCGATGTATCTTTCGTTGAAACAGATACTAACTAATCCGGACAGTTCTTACAAAAAGATTGTTATTGTTAGATCAGTAGTTCCCACGAGAGACATGGGATTTCTTCCAGGAAACTCTAAAGAAAAGACTAAGGTATATGAAGCACCTTATTACGCAATATGTTCAGAATTGTTTGGAAGAGGAGACGCATACGACTACCTTAAGAATAAGGGTCTTGTTGAGTTTATGTCTACATCTTTCATTCGTGGTATTACTCTTAACAATTGCATTGTCATCGTAGACGAAATGCAGAATGCGACGTTACATGAACTTGATTCTGTTATTACTAGAGTGGGTTATAACTGTAAAGTTATATTCTGCGGAGACTTCCGTCAGAGCGACTTTACAAGAGAACATGAAAGAAATGGGTTAACTGACTTCATGCGAGTTGTTCGTAGTATGAAGTCTTTCAACCTAATAGAATTCGAAGCAGCGGATATCGTAAGATCCGCTCTAGTTAAAGAATATATAATTCTAAAGGATAAAATGAGGATAACTGTGTAGTAGTGAGAAAAGTATTTAAACACAATCTCGTTCAGGAGATTGATATAACCACAGAAAACATCGATGGTAGTAGATATTATGTGTTACCGAACGGAGACAAATTTCGTTCGGTAACTTCTGTTTTATCAGACGCCTTAGATAAAACGGCTCTCATGGAGTGGAGACAAAGAGTAGGAGAAGAGGAAGCTCAAAAGATATCTACTCAGGCAGCTAGAAGAGGAACAGCTGTTCACACTCTCTGCGAGAATTATGTGTTGAATAAGGAGAACTACCTGGGGAATGCTGTTCCTTCTAGCGTAGACTCTTTTATCAGTATTAAATCTGTTCTTGATCATAATGTAGACAACATTCTGGGCGTAGAAACGCCATTATACTCTAGAGCATTAAGAACGGCTGGAAGATGCGATCTGATAGCAGAGTATAATGGTATTCCTTCAGTAATTGACTTCAAGACGTCTAAGAAACTGAAAAAGGAGGAATGGATCGAGTCCTATTTCCTCCAGACAACAGTATATTCTATGATGTTTGAACAGATCTACAAGATAAAGATACCACAGATAGTTGTAATAATATCTGTGGACCACGAGGGTCCACAAGTTTTTCAGAAAGATAGAGGCCAATACGTCAATAGAGTTCTAGATATATTCTCTACTGGTTCTCTATAATACCATGTAGATCGGGGGAGTCAGTTGAATAAACTACCCTCCTGATCCCGAAATGCTCTATGGCTTTCTTGCAACCTGAACATGGTTCAGCCATTCCATCCACCCAAGTCATATCCCCCTTATTCTTTTTCTTTACTCGAAACACGTAAAGAGTGGATCTTTTTAAAAGATCGCTGTCCATATGCCTTAGTGCGCCTAAGATAGCGTCGACTTCTGCATGCTTAAAAATAGATTCAGAATTCTTACCGAATCTTTTCTGCATCGGATGACTCTTCTCAGAGTTGAACCCAACAGAAATAACCTCGTTACGAATAACGAGGCAAGCAGCGAGTTTCATTTTCATGGGATTGTTTACAGCCAGACGACGAGTCAGAGCCATATACTTTTGATCACGAGTCATTACAACCTCGAAAAAGGAGGGGAAGGTCCCCTCCTATCATTTAGTAATTATAACGCTCATTCATGATAGTGTCAAGCATTACTGCTTCTGGAGAGAACTTCTCTACCTGAGTCAAGTTCTTGATCAGAGTAGGAGAGAATCCTGACACAATGGCAACGCCACTAGTATCAAACTTCACTGGCTGGTTACCGAATGAAGCATTTAGATTCCAGAACACTACCTTAGGCATGTCGTAACCTGCATCAGCATACTTACGAGCGATCATTTCAATAGCAGAGTCATCGTGCGTTACGCAATGATCAAACTGCATATCTGAAAGGATCAGAAGCATCTGAGGCATTTCCTCTTGAGGAACATTACCATCCTTTGCTACGTTAAGGATCTTGTTAAGAGCCTTGTGTAGATCAGTGTTCATTGCCCACTTTGACCTCACCATCTGCTGACACTTCTGGACAATGTTGCCCTCGAGGTGCAGTAGTTCTGGCGTACCAGAGAAAGTCAAGAACGTATCCTTGAACTTACCCTTGTTCTTTTCTGCCAGGTATAGACCTAGAGAAAC